ATTCCTAGCACAATCACAATGATGGCTAGGATTCCGATTATATCGGCAATTATTTTGTATGGATTCATATTTTTCCTCACGTTAGTTACAAGTTTTGGTGCATGCGCACATGCTCATCTCACCGTAGTAAAGTCCTGAGTGTACCTCCCTGTGGTTGGAGTTGGCGGGGTGGTTGGGTGGCTTCTTGAGTCTGCGGTTCCGTAATCGCCTGTGGGCGAAAGTGATTGCGCCCGAGTGAAACGAGGTTAACAGCGCAACACTCATTTTAGGCCCGCGGGGGGTGGGTGGGTGGAGGGGGCCCGCGGAGTGTTGGGAATCCTTGAGGTTGGTAATTGCTAGATAGATCATGAGATTTTCCCAGCGAGCGAGCGCCAGCGAGCGAAAAATTTTTTGGGCCAATCCGAAGACTGGCCCGTTGTGGTTGGTTGTCATCCTGCTTTCCTGAAGCTGGGCCTTTTGTTTTTGCTTGGTCGTTGGTCTAGGGGTATGTAGCGGGTGCCTGTTACGGTTTCATAATTCTTATAGGCTGCAACTTTGAACATCTCCAGCGCCTTGTAGATCATGAAATTGTCCTCCTCGCTCTGCATGGTTTGGTCGAGAATGTCGGCAAACTCTGCGTTGTCTGGGTCAACCTTGCAATTTTCCTCGGCGTCAATGCGGCGTTGCTCCGCTTGTTTCCAGTCATTGAGCGGATACTTCATGAGGAAATCGGAGGCGCCGCATAGTTGTCCTGCGATGTTTTCCATCTTCTTATCGGTCAAGCCGCAGTGGGTTGTGATGGTTTCGCAAGCGTCGAGGATGAATCCCGCCTGTGATGCGGCGTGAGTGACAATCTCGTCATAGAATGCGGGGCGATTGTCGGCCTTGTTGTTCGCCATTTTGCCTTTTGCTTGTGGTGCAGTTTTTGAAGTAGTCATTTTTGTTCTCACTTTCTTTTCTAAGTTGTGTGTGCGACCCCAGATTTCTTTCAGCCCAAGGACAGGGCGTTCGGGGTGCGCTTTAGCGCATCTGAATCAGATACCATTGCTGACTGCAACACCCGCGCCACTGCACGGCGTGTTGGTGCCGCAAGAGGTCGCCCCTGCAACAGCGCCAGCGCGGCAGGGTTAACAGCGACCGCAGCCACAACAGTACGCCCAGACTGCAATGGTTTCTGATACAGACGGTACGCCCCGAATCCCCTGTCCGCAGTGGGTGAAATAAATCCAAATGAGAATGAGCGCTTTAGCGCACCATTGAGAACGCTTTCGGGGGTCACAGGGGGGATTTGCACGATCAATCCCCCCTACTAACAGGCGCGTCTGCGCCGCAGAGAATGGGATGGACAGATTAAGCAGGTCATAGCAGATGTGGAGAGACTGACTACAATGGTTAGCGGATAGCTTCCCAGCAACGGCCATCCTCCAAATAAATATTAAGTTGACGTAACGTAAGGGGTTGACAAGCTATTGACAGATCGTGTTAGTGTGGGGGGGAAGAGGGAAGGGGGGGCAAGGCCAGAGGATATAGATACAATTCTTAATCCTTTGAGCAAAGAAAGACATAGCACTGTCCTTCACCACTAAGCAACTGGACTGAAAGTCTGTATCCTTATAGCTATACACGGTAGATATAGAAAGTGAACATATGCTTCCCGCTAAGAAATTGACTGATAAACAGATAGCGCTCGTTGATATAATGGTAGCAGAAGGACTACCGCCAGCTAAGGCTGCGAGCAAAGCTGGATACAGTGAAGGGAAGTCTGGATACGTCTCAGCTTACAGAGCATTAAAGACTGCACACGTGCAGCAGTATCTAATGCAGAGAATGAATGAGGAATTTGGAGTTAGTGCTACTGCAGCAATGAACACTGTGCGTAGGCTGTCTCAGAACGCTAAATCTGAGTATGTTCAGCTAGAAGCGAGCAAGGATTTATTGGATAGGGCTGGCTATAAGCCTATTGATCGTGCGCAGGTTCAAGTGGCTGGGGATATTCGTGTTAGCATTGACCTTGGCTAGGGGGGTGGGGGGAAAAACTTGCAGTACTTACCTGTAAGTGGTCCCCAACTAGCATTTTTTTCTCTCAAGGTTTTGTGCATTGTCAGAATTATTTTTTTTATAGTATAGGTTCGTTATGGCTAGATTTGCGAAACAAGCTGAGAAGGCACCACCTAGGGATGACATGTCTCAGGTTAAGTTATTATTGAAGAGTTCTGGTTATGCGAAAAGAGCATAAGAATCCGAAGGGTGGTTTGACTGCTGCGGGTCGTGCTTATTTCAAGCGTAAGGAGGGGGCTAATTTAAAGCCTCCTGTGAAGGGTGGTACGAATCCGAGGCGTGTTTCATTTGCTGCTAGGTTTGCTGGTATGAAGGGTCCGATGAAGGATGAGAAGGGGCGTCCGACTCGGAAGGCTTTAGCATTGAAGGCTTGGGGATTTAGCAGTGTAGAGGCTGCGCGTAATTTTGCGAAGAGGCATAAGAAGAATGCCTAGTTCGCCATCATACGTTCGGGATTATTCTATGAGTGGCGAGGGGAAGTATGACAAGTCGCCTAAGAGGATGAAGGATAATCGTGCGCGGAAGAAGGCGCGTCATACTATGATTAAGTTGGGCAAGGCTTCTAAGAATGACGGTCGGGATGTAGATCATAAGAATGGGAATCCGCTTGATAATTCTTCTAAGAATTTAAGGATGTTGGCGCGCGCTAGAAATCGTTCGATAAAGCGTAATAAGAATGCGGGAAAGGCTTAAGTTATGTGTTTTGGTGGCGGCAAGAGTGCTGATCAGATGTATCGGGAGATGAAGCCTAAGTTTGGTCCTTTACCTTCTTTGTCTATGAAGAGGATTGAGCGGAAGGAGCAGACATTTAAGGATGTTCCTGAGCGGACTGGGATGCAGAAGCGTAGTTTATTAATGCCTATGGAGAGAACCTATTGAGCGAAGAAAAGCGATATGACACTTTGCTTAGGCAGATGAGTGCGTTTGACATTCCTGACAAGGTTACGGATGAGGACCAGCCGAACAAGTGGTTGCGGCGTTATCACAATGTGATGATGGATGTTGCGACTTACATTCGTGATAGGAATCCTCAGTATAAGTCTCTTCTTAGCAGAGCCAAGCGGATAGAGCGGAAGTGGGATATGGAAGGTAAGTATATTAATGGCGGTAAATGAGGCTGGCAATTATACTAAACCTAAGATGAGGAAGTCCTTATTCCAGAGGATTAAGGCGCGGGCGACTCATGGTACTGCTGCTGGTCAGTGGTCGGCACGGAAGGCGCAGTTGCTTGCCAAGGAGTACAAGAAGCGTGGTGGAGGTTATACGTGATGGAAAATGTAAAAGCGAAGAGTGTTACTCTTTTAAAGAAGATAGACAAAGAGCTTCAGTCTATACCTTTATACAAAGGAGAGAAAGTTTACAAAACTGGAGGTCGTGATCCTTATAACTTTGCTGAGGCTACTAAAAACGCAATAACTGGTTTACGCCGTGGGATTAGAATGCTTAGAGGCAAAGAGAGTAAACCCGATCTTTTGGCTAAAAAGAAAAGGTTGGAAAATCTAATGGAGCGTGCTCAAAACTCAATTCGCGGTCTTTAAGAAGCGCCATGAAACCTTCTCAGAAATCTTTGCTGGATTGGGGAAAGCAGAAGTGGCGAACCAAGTCTGGCAAGAAGTCTAGTGAGACTGGTGAGCGGTACTTACCTGCTAAGGCTATCGCTGCTCTTAGTGATTCTGAATATGCAGCTACAACCAGAGCTAAACGAGCGGGTAAGGCAAAGGGTCAGCAGTTTGTGGCTCAACCGAAAGCAATTGCTCGGAAAGTAAGGAAGTATAGAACATGAAGAAGCCGAAACTAGGAACTGGTAAACGCTTTTCTTTGCTGGTGCGAGAGTTAGAAAAGAAAGATGTTAAAGACCCGAAGGCGCTTGCGGCTGCGATTGGCAGAAAGAAATACGGCAAGAAGCGGTTTCAAGAGATGGCGGCTAAGGGGCGTAAGGGATAATGGCTTGGTATATTAGGAATACTCAGGAGTTATGGACTGGCCCGACTCACACTCTTCATGGCTTTACTTGGACTGAAGCTACTCATATGAGTTATTCTGTTAAGTTGGAGGAAGGTCCAGAGCCAGTAAAGGCCAGAACAAAACAGGGGACATTCAAGGCTGACGATGCTTCTACGCCTAATGTCGATGAATCTAAGAAGAAACCCACTAGGAAGAAAGCAAAGAAGTGAGTTTTGTAAATACGCTCAAGCAGGAAGAGCTTAATCTCTTGCGTAATATAGTTAAGAAGGAACACTTTAAATTCTTCGATCAGAAGCATGGTAAGATGTTTGTAACCAACTATATGCTAGATCAGTTGATTGATAGTATTGGCCCTGAGATTGCAGAGCGTATTATCAAGCAGGGTACTGACGCAGGGTTAAGATGATTGACTTCAAGTACAAGCCAGACGGTGACGTACTAAAATT